CCAACGTGACCATTACAGACAATGGTAATGGCAGCGTGACCATTGATGCTGCAGGTGGTGGCGGTGGTGGTGGTGAATATGTATCTACTGAATACAACGTAAACCACACAACCGCACTTGGCAACCCTTATTTGATAGGTGATAGGGTATGGTACAATGGCAGCGTATACAGGTGCATTGCAAACAATGATGCAATCAATCCTAGCAACCCAACGTATTGGACACTTGTTGCCGTAGGCTATCGCTTGCGTCAATCACCTGTAGACTGGAATGCTTCAAGTGGTGATTATCAAATATTGAATAAGCCGACTATACCAGCGGCGCAGGTTAATTCGGACTGGAATAGTGTAAGTGGTGTATCGGAGATATTGAACAAACCTTTTATTCCTGTTAATCTTGATGACCTTGCAGATGTTAGCGCAGCAAGCCCAACTGTTTTAGATACTATCTATTGGAACGGCTCAGTATGGCGCGAAGGTAACGTTCCGCTTTATTCATTATCAGACGTAAACATCCCAAGCCCTTCAAACGGTCAAGTTTTAGCGTTCAACTCAACCTCTGCAGAATGGGAAGCGGTAACGCCAGCCTCGGGCGGCTCGGTTACCTCAGTAGGACTTACAATGCCTGCACCTACTAACGCTGCATTTAGTGTTACAGGTTCGCCCGTGACCACATCCGGCACACTGGCAGTTGGTGCAAATGGTACAGTTGATCAATACATAGATGGTACAGGTGCGCTACGCACATTGCCTTCAACCGGTGGTGGTGGTGGACAAGTATTCTACTTTAATGGTAATGTATCACAGGGTACTATTGGTGGCAATGATTACTACGAATTAGGCATAACTGCAAACACAGGCCCAGCGGCCAACTTTACACGTGCTACTACAGGTGTGATTGCACGATTTATCACAGATGTAGGTTCACCAAATCACGTTTTAATACCTGCAGGTGTATGGACCATTGACGTGTACTTGAGTGAAACGGGTGGTGGTGCAAACCATGCCCAAATACTTGCTAAACTTTACACGTATAACGGCAGTACCTTCACATTAGTGGCTACTTCTACAATGGAAGAAATCACAAACGGCAACGTGCCTGATTTGTATAGCTTCACTATCTCAGTACCTACTACGGTCACGGCTGCAACCGACCGTATACACATTGAATTCGATATCCAAAACACCAATGGTAAGACCGTAACGCTTTATACTGAAGATGGGCGCATAGGTGAAGTGCATACCACATATGCAATCGGTCTAAGTTCATTGAATGGCTTAACTGAAAGCACACAAAACTTTGCAGTTGGAACCGCTGGAACTGACTTTGCAATTAATAGCGCAGGCAGCACACACACGTTCAACCTACCTACTGCGAGTGCGGCAAATCGTGGCGCATTAAATAGTGCGGATTGGTCAACCTTTAATGGCAAACAAGACAGCATCGGACTTACTACGGTAGGTACTAACCTCGCCACGCTGGCAAATCCATCGGCTATTCGCTACATTCGAATTAATGCAGATAATAGTATAAGCCAACTAAGCGCAGCACAGTTAAAAAGCGATTTAGGATTTATATCTAATATACAGAGTACGCAGCTTACTAATAGCTCTACTACTGTAGCTGTAGATATATCCGGCTGTAATGTAGATTTAGAAGCTAACAGTATATATATAGGCCGTATGTCTATAGCATCGGGTAGTGTGCCAGTGCTAGGTTATAATTTAGCCTATACTTTCCCAGTAGGCACTACAGTATTAGCTGGCCGTATAAGTAGCAGTACCTCTACTAGTGGTCAAGTAATGCTATGGCAGCAGCTAACATCTGGTGCAGCCTTCAATATCAGCTTTGGTAATGCTCAAAATCAAATCGGATATGCAGAGATAGAGTTTTATATATCGGTAGGCTCTACTGCCGGTACTATAGTGCCATCGTTTCGCTCTGCTACTGCCGGTAGCGCTATAACTATATATGCTGGTCTTACACATATAAAATTAGAAAAAATATAATCATGAGAGAAATTCAACCGCTAGACATATGGAGTAACGGCGAAACAAAAACCGCCGTATGCATAAAACTTTACATTTCGTTTGATGATTTGGAAGTAAGTGCCGCGCTTGTTTATTCATTGTGCGATGCTGATGCTAAAAGCATTTATGATGGTCAAATAATGTTTGATGGTCAAACATATTCAGACTGGGGTAATAGTGGTGATAGTAATAACGAAGCATATGTTATTGCCGCATCAATCCTAAACATTACGCTTATTTAGTGGACGATTTTGAAGAAATATTAAACGAGTATGCGCTTGCAGTAGTGGAGCGTGCGCAATCAAACCTGCGCATCAAAAGACGTGTGCGCGGTAAGATGGTCAACCGTGTTGCAAGTGGTAACCTCTTGCGATCGCTATACTACAAAATCAATATACGCTACAACAAACCCACTATTGACTTTACCGTAAGCAATGACGAAGCGGGCAAGTATGCAGATGTGATTGAGTTTGGTAGAAGACCAGGGGCGCGTGCGCCACGTTCGGAATATATTGAGTCATGGATACGTGAGAAACTAAAGATAGGTGGCTTCAAATTACGCAATAGACAGGGGCAATTTGTAAAGACTACAGAGAGTCGCATTAAGAGTGCAGCATTTGCCATAGCACAAAGCATTGGTAAGAATGGTATACAAGGCATCAACTACTACGGCGAAGCCATAGACGATACATGGGATGAGTACAAAGACAAGTTGATGGAAGGATACATAAAAGGAATAGAACAACGATTACTGTTAAATAAAAGATAATGGCAATAACAATTAACGACCAACCATACGCATGGGCATTACGTGGGCAGAAGCTTATGGTAATTGCAACCAGTACAGAAACAGCACAGGTTGGTTTTCGCTATGGCATAGAGGTTACTATTGGTGCAAACACATATAACTTTTTAGTTTCGGCTGCACCTGATAACAAGTTGTTTTTTGACCTGCAACCATTAGTCGATGACTTGCGCAATCAGGAGTTGTTGAATCAACACTTTGCAACCGATGACACGCAAGATGACCAAAGCAAGTTAAATGTGTCTTTCACACTTAGTGAATGGTGGATAGTGGGAGGTATTTTGACTCAAGCTGAAGGTAGCGAAGTGATTGGTGATGCTATACTAGTTTTAAATGGCTACTTTCAAGTAATCGATGGGTATAAACCAAACGTACAAACAGGAACGCAAAAGGTAAAGCAATCATTAACTAGCAACACAAGCTATGCAATGAGTGACCGCAAAACAGATACACACCCGTGGTATCTTGCAGCTTCGTGGGGTAGTGGCACGGGGCCAACATCCACTACAGGGGCATGGATACCATCGTATGAAAGTGACTATGGATTATTATGCATACCGGGCAATGATGATTTTTTGACCAATAACACGGTTCTCACAATGCGCATTGCAATCTATTCTAGCGCGGGTGTTCCCACAACGCAAGACATCACACTTAATGGTTATGATATAGAAGCACTACCTGTCTATCCTGCAAACCTTAATGACTGGACAGGATTGACTGTTAAGCCTTCACTATTCCCTAATTGGCGCTGGTATCAAATTACCATCTTTAGTGGTGCAACTCAAAAGAGCATATCCTATAAATTTTACAACACAGCTAAATACGGGCAAACGGATTGCCACAACGACAAGATAAGACTCGGATGGGTAAATAGCCGTGGTGGTTGGGACTACTTTAACTTTACAAAGCGTTCTGAGTTTACCGACGAGATTGAACGCAAGACATATCGCAAGGTGTTATTCAATGGCACTACAGGTGTATTCAGCGCAAATGATAGAGGATTGCAAGAAAGACGCAACCTAGCACAACAAGTGCTATCCATTACCAGCGATTATATCACAGAAGAAGAATTCCTTTTTTTGCGATCACTAATGGTAAGCAATCAGGTCACATGGTTGACTGAAGATGCGGGAAAGCCTATTGCCATTCCTGTAAAGATGGAAGATACAAGCTATGTCGAAAAGAAGACTCGTGACGGCAAGTTATACAACGTAACTTTGAGAGTAAGAATCGCTAACGAATACTGGACATAAGATGCAAAGTGAGGTACAACTGATAGTAAGAAAAACTGAAACGCTAACACTAAACAGCATTAGCAATAACCCGTTGTTTGGCCCAGTAGGCACTTGGCGTTTAGTTACGGATAGTTTTCCACAACAATTAGATTTAATTGGTAAAACCTTACTACTACAAAATGCATTAGGAGAATCGCAGTCTTGTACTGTTTTATCTATTGTAATTGATTCACCATCTCCAGGTGAAACAAGGCTCAATTTTTCTAATACTAATCCATTTATTTATGATTTTTCACAGTTTGGTGGTGGCTTTATATTATATGATATAAATACAGAATCATACTTAGACCTATTTGAGAATGAAAGCATTTCGCAGAACTGGAAGTTTCAAGACCTTAATAACTTCACCGCACAGGGTGCATTCAGTCGTGAATTCAGAGTACCATTTAGCACCACTAATCAAAACGCATTAGGCCCGCTATTCGATGTTAACATAAGTGCAGGTAGTGAGAACTTCTTTCACTATAAACTGCCCGCTGAAATACGCGTGGACACACTACCCATTAGCGTGGGTTATGTACGTGTGCGCAAAGTGTACAAGCAAAGCAACCGTATTAGCGAAGTAGAGTTAGCGTTTTATGCTGAAACGCCTGATTTAGTGCGTAACATTGGAGAGAAAAAGCTAAAGGATATTGTAGATCTACCTTCGCACAATCAAAACATGACCTATGATAACATTGGGGCCGCTACCATTCCCGGTATTTGGACAATTCTTGAGCGTGGTCAGTTATGGAGTGCAAATGGTGAAGCTAATACACGGCCTTTAGATGATAGCACTAATCCTGTTTACGCATCGGACTTTACACCCGCGCTAAGTTGGGCGTATTTGTTTGAGCAAATATTTATTGATGCGGGTTTTGAGCTTGTAGCAGGTACGCTATTAGGCACGATTAGCGATTACTTTATGCCGTGGTTAAATAGCAAACGACCTGTTGCAAGTGATTCTTTCAATGACTTGTTTTTTTTAGCGGAATCACTAACGCCACAAGGTATAGATAACACATCTGCATACTTTATTTTAGAAGCAGATACGGAAATCTTTGACAACGCAGGTGATTATAATCCCGCCACGTATACCTACACTACACCATCTACAGGTTACTACACCTTCCAAGGTGTATTGCAAATGAATCCTATAAGTTCAGGTGGACAAGAAATAGAGGTGTTGGTAGGTTTGATAGTAGATGGTATTGTGATAGGCCCACTTGCAACTGCAACCATACTTGCGAACTCACCCGATTCATCAGAGCGCGTGTTCACCTTCCGTATTGGTATCGATGCAGGAAGCGTGGTGCAATTTGTGATATTCAATACACCCGATGTATTTAGCATCTTTACGGTTACTGGTAGGTGGG